GGGCCCATCCTGTTAGCGCCCGCAAGTTTCGCAATTGACCCCAGAAAGCCCGGAAATGCACCGCCAATTAACAGACGCTACCCTCTCCGGTTGACACTGACTTGCGAATGGCCACCTTTGGCGTAACCGCTGGCCGGGGGCGGAGGACCGAACATGTCTACAGTTAGAGAAATTCGCATCACCGTGATGCGCCATCAGGACACGAACGCCCTGTTTGCCGTGAGCGAAGATTTAAAGGGCTTGATGGTTCAGGCGATGACCCATGAGGAACTACAGGAGCGCGTTCCAGTGGTGGTGCGTGATCTTTTGGAATTGCAGGGCGCGAGCGTCGAGAGCGTTGAACGCAAAGAGAAAGCCCCGCCCGCATTCGTATGCGGGACGTACATGATGCGCGCGCAGTTGGCGGCGGCTTAGTTAGTCCATCCTTGGATATTGTTTTTTAGGGCGTCGAAGGTGGCTTGCCGGATTTCCGGACTCATGTCTCTGGGGTTTGGGACAGCGTGGAAAATCCCGGTTGCCACCTCTGTATGATCGTGCTACAGGGTGTCGCGTCGAGGCCATGCCCCGACGCGACGTGCCTTTCGTTCCTGGTAGACATCAGGGGTCGAAAGACCCCCTCTCTAGGGTTTGGCCGTCATCTTCTAAGCGAACCTCTCGGCTTCTTTTGATAGGGTTGACGAGAACGCAACGCCGGGTACGGGTTCCATCCCGTTCCCGGCGTTTTGTTATCTGAGATTTGGTGCGGCGAGGCATGGCCCGGCCGATGCGCAACAGCTCCTCGGCGGGGCAGGCGGTCTACGAACCCTTCTTGGGCTCCGGCACCAACGATCATCGCCGCGGAGATGGAGGGCAGGGCCTGCCACGCCATAGAGCTGAACCCCGCCTATGTGGACGTCGCCATCCAGCGCTGGCAGGCCTTCACCGGCAAGGAGGCAACGCTAGACGGCGACGGGCGGTTCGTCGACATTGCCGCTTCGCGCGGCGTTACAGTGGAATCATCCGATGGGGCTCAGAGGGCCGCAACCGAAGCCGCGAAAGCTGCGTGAGCTTGAAGGCAATCCTGGGAAGCGTTCGCTTAACCCGCGCGAGCCGGAGCCGCGAGGTCATGCCGTTCGCCCTGAGTTCGTCACGGGCGCCGCGGCGGAAGAATGGGACCGATGCATAGCGTCGATGCCGCCGGGCTTCTTCACGGAAGCCGACGTGGCGGTTCTGGCCATCTACTGCCTGACGTGGGTGACGTACCGCAACGCGCTGGCGCAGATAGCTCGCGAGGGCATGACCGCAAAGGGCGCGGCCGGCCAGAACGTCGCTCATCCGATGCTGCAGGTGGCGGCCAAGCAGGCCGAGGTCGTTCTGAAGACGGCGGACCGGCTGGGGATGTCACCCGCGGCACGGACGCGTCTGGACGTGGGCGAGAAGGAAGTGGCCGATCCGTTCGCCGGCCTGATCGGGCCGAGCGCGTCATATCATTCATTGAGCAGCTGATAGTTCCCAGCGGCGAGGGCGCCGGCCGGCGCTTTGTGTTGCGGGACTGGCAGAAGCGGTTCATTCGGGACATCTACGAACCGCACGGGCCGGACGGGAAGCGGCTGGTCCGCCGCGCAATCCTGAGCGTAGCGCGAAAGAACGGCAAGACGGCGACGCTTGCCGCCGTCGCGTTGGCGCATTTGTTCGGGCCTGAGTTCATTCCGAATGGCGAAATCTACTCGGCGGCCAACGACCGCGAGCAGGCCGCCATCGTGTTCAAGTTTGCGGCGCAGATCGTGCGTGCGACCCCGGCTCTGGCGAGCAGACAGGCGAAGGGCGAGATCAAGGTAATCGACTCAACAAAGACGATTGCGCACATGCCGTCGGGCAGCAAGTATCGCGCGATCTCCGCGGAAAGCGGCACCAAGCACGGGCTATCGCCGCACCTGGTGATCTACGACGAGTTGGCCCAGGCGAAAAACACGGACCTCTACGACGTTCTGGACACTGCTATGGGAGCGATGTCGGAACCGTTGATGGTGACGATCTCGACTCAGTCGAACGACCCGCAGCACATTCTTTCGCGACTCATCGACGACGGGCTAACGGCGAACGACCCGACTATCGTTTGTCACCTGTACGCAGCGCCGGAAGAGGCGGATCTGAAGGATCGCAAGGCTTGGCGGGCAGCCAATCCGGCGCTCGGAGACTTCCGCAGCCTGAAGGACATGGAGACCGCGGTAGCCAAGGCCATTCGCTCGCCCGCCGAGGAGCCGAAAGTTAGGAACCTTCTGCTCAACCAGCGGGTCTCGCCGGAGTCGACGCTCATCTCGCGCGCGGAGTGGCAGGCGTGCGCGGGTGTGGCCGGGCTGGCCGACGGCGAGCGCGTCATCCTGGCGCTGGACTTGTCCGGCACGACCGATCTGACGGCGCTGGTTGCCCTGAGCCTGAACGATGGCGACCGGCTTCAGGCATGGTTCTGGAAGCCCGAGGAGACTCTGGACGACCATAGCCGTCGCGATCACGGGGACGAGACACGCTATCGCCTCTGGGCGAAGCAGGGCTGGATCGAGACCTGTAACGGACGAAGCATCGACCCCGGCGCTGTGGCGCTCCGCATCGCTGAGTTACGAGAGAAGTACGATGTCGTCGCGCTGGTCTACGACCGCTGGCGCATCGACTCGATAATGCGCGAACTGGACCACATCGGCATCGCGTCTCATCGAGTGGAGGATGACCCTAAAGGGCAGTCCGGTTCCGGTCTGGCGGTGGCGCCTTGGGGGCAGGGGTTCAAAGACATGGCGCCCGCTATTGACGCGCTGGAGCTGGCGGTGACGGAGCGGACGCTGGTGCATCCGAGCAATCCGGTTCTGAACTGGAACATGATGAATGCGGTTGCTATGACCGACCCGGCAGGCAACCGCAAGATCGACAAGAGCAAGGCGAAATTCCGCATCGACGGGGCCGTCGCAACGGCCATGGCGCTGGGCTTCAAGGCGCGGATGCTGCCAACGGAGCCGGAGACATCAATTGACGACTTCCTCGCTGACCCGATCCGCCGCCGCCGCGCCGCCTAGCTTGTGGCAGCGCGTTAAGGCCACGTGGTATGCCTCGCGCAATGTTGGGCTGACGGACACGACTCTGGCGCGGGCGCTGTCGCCGTACTCGACCACCTCCGGCAAGTCGGTGACCTTCGATTCGGCGTTGCAGCTCGCGACGGTCTGGGCGTGCGTCCGGCTGATCTCGGAGACCATCGCGACCCTGCCGCTTGTGCTTTACCGCAAGGATGCGAGCGGCGCCCGGACGGTGGCGGACGACAGCCCGCTGTACACGCTGCTCCACGACAGCCCAAACGCGGACCTGACGGCGGTGGAATTCTGGGAGGGCATCGCGCTCTGCCTGTGCCTGGGCGGCAACGCTTATGCCCGCAAGGACATGCTGGGCGACCGGCTCATTGCTTTGACGCCGCTGTCCTACGACCGGATGCAGGTTCAGCGCAACGAGGCAGGCGCACGGGAATATATCTACACGGACTCCAAGGGCCGGAAGGTCTACCGCGAGGACCAGATCTTCCACGTACGCGGCTTTGGCGGCGCGGGCGATCAGGGCCTTTCGCCGATCAGCTTTGCCCGTCAGTCGATGGGCGCCGCGCTAGCGACGGATGAATTTGCCGGCACGATGTTCGCCAACGGCGCGAGGCCATCGGGCCTGCTGACGGTCGATCAGGTCCTGAAGCCGGAGCAGCGCAAGGCGCTGCGCGAGAACATCGTCGAGCCGTTTGTCGGCAGCGAGAATGCCGGCGGCGTGATGGTGCTTGAGGCCGGCATGAAATGGCAGCCGGTGACGATGAATATGGACGACGCGCAGTTCTTGCAGACGCGGGCGTTTCACGTCGAAGAGCTTTGTCGTTGGTTTCGCGTGCCGCCGACGATGGTGGGGCATTCCAACGGCTCGTCGAACTGGGGCACGGGCATCGAGCAACAGACGCTGGGTTTCCTGGCGTTTTCGCTGCGCCCGTATCTCTCGCGGATCGAGCAGGCGATCAGCCGCAGCCTTATCGGCTCGACGCAGCGCAGCGTCCTGAAGGCCGAGTTCAACGCCGAGGGCCTATTGAGGGCGGACAGCGCGGCGCGCGCGGCATTCTACGCCACCATGGTTCAAAATGGCTTGTATACACGGAATGAATGCCGCGCTCTTGAGAACCGCCCGCCGATGCGCGGCGGTGACGACCTGACTGTCCAGTCGCAGAACGTGCCGCTCGGCACTTACGAGCCGCCGAGCAGGTTGCCGGCGGCGGCTAACGCCTAGGAAGGCCAGAGATGAAAACCAAGGACTTCGCCCTGCAGGTCAAAGACCTGTCGGAAGAGGGCACGTTTGAAGGTCATGTCAGCGTCGCCGGCAACGTGGACAGCTATGGCGAGATCGTGGTGCCCGGGGCGTTCGGCAAAAGCCTCGCCAAGCATCGTCGGGAGGGCACGAAGCCGCTCTTGCTTTGGCAGCACAATCCAGATGAGCCTATCGGCGTCTGGGATGACCTGGCCGAGGACGGCAAGGGCTTGTGGGGCCAGGGGCGGTTGCTGAAGGGAGTCCGCCGCGCCGACGAAGCTCACATCCTGCTGAAGGGCGGGGCGATCCGTGGCCTCAGCATCGGCTATCGCGAAGTCAAGACGGAGCCGGACGGGGCGATGCGCAAGCTGATCGAACTGGACCTGCTGGAGGCTTCGCTTGTGTCTTTTCCGGCAAACCATCGCGCCCGCGTGAGTGCGGTCAAGTCCGAGGCTCTGACCGACTTCGCGCGCCGTCTGCGTGACGGCGAGCCTCCATCAATAAAGGAATTCGAGGACGTTCTGCGTGATGCAGGAGTCCCGAAGGCCATGGCCATGCGGATCGCCTCCGTTGGTTATGGAAAGGCCATTCGGAGCGAATCTGAGGGCAAGGCGAACGATGCGTACGAGTTCCTCAAGGGGCTCCGCGCCTAACCCTCAAGCTCGAAAGGGCACGAAAATGTCAGAGACCAAGAGCGCGGCCGAGATGGCTGCGGAATTCCGCGCGGACTTCGACAAGAAGTTCGACGCGATCAAGGCTATCGCGACGGACGCTCTCGGCAAGGCCGAGAAGGGTGAGCCGATCACGGCCGGCGCGAAGCAGGCGGCGGACGAAGCATTGGTCGCGGTAAACGCCGCCAAGGCCCGGCTCGACGACATCGAGCAGAAGATGGTCCGTGATCGCCCCAACGAAAAGGGGCGCGTCAAGTCGCTCGGCGAGTTCGTCACCGAAAACGATGGCGTCAAGGCGTGGCTCGGCAATCCGCGCGGGCGTATCAGCGTCGAGACCAAGGCGATCATCTCGTCCTTGGCGACCGACGCGGACGGATCGGCCGGCGACCTCTTGGTGCCCGACCGCATCCCCGGCATCGTCTCGCCGTATCTCCGCAAGATGACCGTTCGCGATCTGATTGCGCCCGGCCGGACGAATTCGTCCGCGATCCAGTACGTCAAAGAGAGTGGTTATACGAACTCGGCGGCGACCCACACTGAAACCGCCGGCACCGCGAAGCCTCAGTCCGAGATCAAGTTCGAGGTCGTGAATGGAGCCGTGACGACCATCGCGCACTGGGTCCAGGCGACACGCCAGATTCTGGACGACGTGCCGATGCTGCAGTCCTACATCAACGGGCGCCTGATCTATGGCCTGCGGTATGTCGAGGACAACCAGCTGCTCAATGGCGGCGGCACCGGCACAGACCTGAACGGCATCTACACGCAGGCGACGGCCTCCACGGCCAACCTTGCGGTCGTGACGGCTCCGACGAAACTGGACGTCATTCGCGCAGCGATGTTGCAGGCGAGCCTCGCCAACATCCCGCCGTCCGGCATCGTTCTCAACCCGACCGACTGGTTCGGGATCGAGACGACGAAGGACACGGCGGGGGCCTATATCATCGGCAACCCAAGGGAGATCAGCCAGCCGCGGCTGTGGGGCCTGCCCGTGGTCGAGACCCCCGCGATGACCGTGGACAAGTTCCTGGTCGGCGCGTTCCGCGACGCGGCGCAGATCTTCGACCGCATGGATGCGCGCGTCGAAATCAGCACCGAGGACGATCAGAACTTCCGGAAGAACCTCGTCACCATTCTGGCCGAGGAGAGACTGGCCCTCGCCGTGTACAACACGCTCGCGTTCACCAAGGGCGACTTTAGCGATCAGGTCACAGACCTGACCTCGTAAGCACTGGCGAGGGGCTGGCATCCGCTGGCCCCTCGTACCTTTCGGAATTGACGGAGACACAACCATGCGACTCAAGGCGACCGACACCCTCCACGTCTCGGCTGTGAAGGCGGACAACATCGCGCCCGGCGAGGAATTCGAGGTGTCCGACGACACCGGCCAGAAGCTCATCGAAAAGGGGCTGGCGGTTGAAGTTAAGGGCAAGGCGGCGGCCAAGGCCGACGCGCCCCCGGCGAACAAGAAAGAGCCTGCGTTGCTGAACAAGGCGATCATTTCGGCGAAGGACAAATAGATGCGCGGTCCGCGAACCACCTACAGCGGCCGGCGCGCCGCCAGCCGCGGCGCAGATGCTGCGCTCAAGCTGCCGGTCAATTCGGTTCTGCCCGCTATCACCGGCACGACGACCGTAGGCCAGACGCTGACATGTTCGACCGGGACGTGGAGCAACACGCCCGACGTTTACGCCTATCAGTGGCACCGGGGCAGCAGCCCGATCACGGGCGCCACGGCATCGACGCGGCTTCTGGCCGCACCGGACGCGGACGCAGCGATCAAATGCACCGTCACGGCGACGAACCTTGGCGTCTCTGCGGTGGCGACCTCCGCCGCGACAGCCGCCGTAGCGGCCTAGCCAGATGCGCGTCGTCGTCGTTACGCCTCCTGCGGCCGTCGTTAGCACTGTCGATCAGAAGGCGCACCTCCGCGTGGAGCACTCCGACGACGACACGTTCATCGCCGCCTGTATTAGCGCGGCGACCTCGCACATCGACGGCCCGGCCGGATGGCTGGGGCGGGCGATTGGACAGCAGACTCTCCAAGTACGCCTGGACGAATTCGACGACACGATGCCCTTGCCGTTTCCGCCGGTCATCTCGGTTTCCGCCGTCACCTATCTTGACACCGCCGAAGCCCAGCAGACGCTCGCCACTTCGGTCTATGAAGTTCAAGGGGATCGCGTCGTGCTGGCGGCGAACCAGTCGTGGCCGTCCCGTTCGTCGCAGCCGGAAAGCGTCCGCGTGTCGTATGTGGCGGGCTATGCGACAATTCCTGCGGCCATCCTGGCGGCCATCAAGATCATGACGGCCGACCTCTACGCGCATCGCGAGAGCGCGGCTGTCGGTTCGCCGACGGCGGTGAATATGTCCGTCACGGTTCAGCGCCTCCTCGCGCCGTTCCGGGTCTGGAGCCTCTGACAATGGAGGCCGGCCGTTTGCGCCACCGCGTCACGTTTCAGCGGACGGTGGCGGGCGACGACGGCTACGGCAACGCGACGACGAGCGGATGGGCGACGGTTATAAATGCGCTGCGCTTGTCGGCGTCGTTCCGTCCCGAGTTTGGGCGCGAACAGTTGGAGGCCGGACGACTGGAGGCGACGCTGCGCGGCACGCTGACGGTGCGCCGGTCGTCGGTGACAAAGACGATCACGGAAGCGGATCGGGTTGTTTTCGACACCGCGCCCTACGCCGGTGTAGTCGGCAACGTGCGCAGCATCGTGCCGACGCCCGACATGATGTGGATAGAGTTCGTGATCGAGGCCGGAAGCGCAGCGTGATGGCCCTCAGCCGTGAAGGTCGCGCCAGCGTCAAGGCGATGCGGCGTGCGTGGGTTGACGGCCTCGACGGGCGGATCAGGCGCCACATGCGCGAGGTCGTCAGCACCTCCGGCGATGAGCTGGTCGACATGCAGAAGCGCCTCGTTCCGGTGGACACGGGCGACCTGCGCGACAGCATCGTCAATGTCGTCGATACGCAGGCGCTGAAGGCGACGGTGAGCGCGGGCGATGATCGCGTCTATTGGGCAGGATGGGTTGAGTTTGGCACCTTCAAAACACCGGCACAGCCGTTCTTCTGGCCGACGTGGCGCGCGAATAAGCCCGAGTTCAAACGTCGCTTCGCCGCGGCGTTTCGCAAACTGTTTAAGAATTACGGAGCGCCTGCGCCATGAAGGACGGGAGCCTGCCTCTACAGGCCGCGTTGATCGCCATCCTGCGCGCGAACGCAGGCGTCGTGGCGCTTGTAGCCGCGCGATCCTACGACCGCGCGCCGCAGATCAATGCCGTGGTGCCGGCGACCGAGTTTCCGTTCGTATCGCTGGGGCCGGAACAGGTGCTTCAGTTCGGACGGCCCGACAATGAAGCCTGCGAGGTGCATGTGCAGATCGACTGCTGGTCGCGCGCGCCGGGCCGTGTCGAAGCCAAGAAGATGCAGGCCGCGGTGATCGACGCGCTCGATCTCGCGACGCCCACCGTTACGGGCTGGCTGCTGAAGCAACTACGCGCGCGGGGCGGCCGGGTTATGCCCGATCCCGATGGGCGCACCACCCACGCGATGGTGGATGTAAAGGCCGTCCTCGGCCTCGCCTGACGACATTACGAGAAACCGGCTTCGGCCGGCTGCCCTAACCGCGGAATGGGCAACCGCGACCAGCAACGCCGCGAGGCGTCGCCCTTCCTACTCAATGGAGCCCTCTTATGGCCATTCCTGCTATCCTAGAAGCCTATAAGTTCGCCCTCTACTACGACTCGAACGGCTCGGGATCGTGGTCGTTCATCGGCGCGATCAACGAGATCGAAGCCAACCTCACCAACGACATCGCCGAGGTTAAGGTACGCGACAACGCCACGCCGTTCGGCATCCCCGGCCGCTATCGCCGCAAGACGGCCGAGGACCTCGTTATCTCGGGCAGCGGGCACTACGACTACACCTTCTTCACCGCGCTAAACACCTTGCGCGCGGCGGGCACGGTGCGGACGTGGCGCGTCGATATCTCCGGCGGTTCGCGCATTTCGGCGGCGTGCATCATCCGCGAGATGACGCTGCAGAACCAGGACGCGCTGACGGAGGCGTTTGGCTCCATGAGCATCGAACTGGCGCTGGCGGAAGGCGCGATCACGCACGGCGCGCAGTCCTAGTGCTGACGCTGGAATGGGCGGACGGGACCTATGCGTTCCGCCTGCCCATGAAGATGCGGATCGAGTTGGAGCGCATTGTCGGGCTGCATTTCGCCGCGATCATGCCCGGCGAGTTTCAGGGCGGTCTCGGCGCGATCAGCCGGCGGCTCATGTCGGGCACTCCGTCCATCGTCGATATCTATCAGGTGCTCCGGCTGGCGTTGATCGGCGGCGGGGCTACGGCGGCGGACGCGGTGCGGGTGTGCGATCTGTACATCGGCACGGGCGACAAGCCGGATGAGCCTTCGCTGATCGTGGCGATGCAGGTGGTTTCGGACGCGCTGTACGTGCCCGAAAGTCTCGGCGTAAAAAAAGAGCCGGCGGCGGCCGGAAGCGCGACAGCCGAGACACAAGACTAGACCCCGGTGAGTTCTGGGGAACGGCGGCTGTGATCCCCGGCCTGATCGCGGTGGCGGGCGACATGATGTTGTTCGAGTTCGTCGCGGCGGTTGACGGCTGGAACGACGCGAACGCGCCGGCCAAGGGCAAGAAGGGCAGGGGCGGCCCGGCGGCGGCGCCCACAGAAGCACAGATGGCGGCCTTGATGGCGCAGCGGGAGGCCGGCGATGCGTGACGACGTTCAAAAGCTGATCGCGATCATCGAGGCGCGCTCGAACCGTGCCGAAAAGGACATGGCGCGGTTTGCGGCGGTGGCCGAGCGGCGGATCAGCCAGGTCGAGCGAACGAACGCGAGAGCGGCGCGTCAGGCGGAGGCGGCGTGGCGGCGCTCGCACGACGCGATGGAAAGGCAGAACGCGCGAGTCGCGGCGTCGATGCGGGCGAACTTCCAGTCGGTCGGGCGGATCGCGCGGACGGCCCTCGCGGGGCTTGGCGTTCGCGAAATCCTCGGCATGGCCGATGCCTGGACGTCGGCCGAGAACAGGCTGAAAGCGGTGGGCGTGTCGCAGGGCGACGTCGCCGGGAGAATGGACGAGCTGCTGGCCGTCGCGAACCGCAGCCGCTCGGCCATCGGCGAGACTGTCCGGCTGTATTCGCGCCTGACCTTGGCATCGCAGGAACTGGGGCTTTCGCAGAAGGAAGTCGCCCGGATCACCGAGACGGCGCAGAAGGCGTTCACGGTCTCAGGAGCCACGACGAACGAAGCGGCATCGGCGGCTTTGCAGCTATCGCAGGCGATGGGCGCGGGCGTTCTGCAAGGACAGGAGTTAATGTCGCTGCGTGAGAATGCGCCGCGCCTTGCCATGGCCATCGCGGCCGAGTTCGGGACGACTGTCGGCAAGCTGAAGCAGCTCGGCGAGGAAGGCGCGCTGGTCTCGGATCGCGTGGCGAAGGCGATCCTGAGGGCCAGCACGGACATCGACGCCAGCTTTGCATCGACGCAGATGACGGTCGCCCAGGCGGGCGTCGTGTTCGCGAATTCGATGGGCGCTTATATCGCGTCGGTCGATGATGCGGTGGGGGCGTCCAAGGCCATCGTCGCCATCCTGGATGCGGTAGCCCGGAACGCGGACCTGCTGGCGGGCGCGATCATAACGCTGTCCACCATCCTGATCGGGCGGTTCGCGGCGCGGGCCATCGGGGCGGCAATAACGGGCCTGGTCGCTTTCACGGGCCAGATGCGCGTCGCAGCGGCGTGGTCCGTTGCGCTGGGCACGCGGGCGAGCGCGACCGGCGCGGTTATGGCCGGCCTTGGCTCGGGGCTGTTGCGGGCCTTCGGCGGGCCTGTCGGCGCGCTCATAACGGCAGTCGGGGTGGGCCTCGCCTACTTCGCGACAACGGCGGATGATGCGGCGGTTTCCGCCGCGGATGTTGCAGCCGGGACGGAAAGGATAAATGACGCGCTCGCGATGGCCGAAGAGGCTTATAGCGCCGCCGCGACGGAAACAGAGCGCGCAAATCGAGCGAACCGCGACCTGATCGGAGCGCTGATGGGGGTCGACACGGCGACCGATGCGGCCAACGAGTCGACCAAGCTGCGCACCACGTTTCTTCGTGAACAGGCTATCGCCGCATGGCGCGCCGCCCAGGCCGAGGCATTCCTGCGGGCCGAGGCGGGCAAGCAGGAACTCGCGGCGATGCGAAAGCGCCACGGCGAACTGTTGCCCGCGCTTTGGCAGGACCCCAACCGCGAGGGGATCGGCACGATGGAGCGTGTCGAGATCGAGCGCGGCCGGGCCGAGGTCGACTCCATTATCCAGCGCACGCCGTTGTTGGAAGCGCAGGTCAAACTCGACGAGGACTCGGCGAAGCGGCTTTGGAACGCGATTGCCGATGCCGAGTCCGGCAAGATCACCCCCCTGCCGGATGGCGGCGAAGGTGCCGGCGGAACGGGAACGGGCGTCAAGGCCGAGACATTCCAGAAGCGCGCGCTTGAGCTTCAGGGCCAGCGGGCTCAGGCGGCCGAAAAGTACCGCGTCACGCTCGAAGAGATCGCGGCGGCCAAAGAGAAGGGCATCAAGTCCGCGACGGGCGAGGCGCTGGACTTTGCAGCGCTGAGGCAGGGCGCGCTTGAGGAATACAACGACACACTTGCCACTATTGGCGACCGCGAGGGCAAAGCGGGTTCAAAGGCTGCGAAAGACGCGGCGAAGGCATCGAAGGACTCGATCAAGGACCAGGCGGCGGCGCAGGGCGATCTCGACCGGATGCTGAAGGAGTCGACCGGCGCGCTTCTGGAGCGGCGGGATGCGCTCACCGAACTCGCGGTTTCCGACTTCGAGCGCGGCAAGCCATTTGACGACGCCGACTTCGAGCGCGCGCGTCTGGCCGCCGAGGCGCTGAAGCTGGAACTGCGGGAGATCGCCGAGGTCCGCGCCGCTGCCGCAGCGCAGGGGATCGATGGGTCCGCCGTCTCGGGTGACGCCGAGATCGCCGCGGCCGTAGCCTATGCCGAGCAGGTGGGTTCGATCACGCTGGCGGTGCAGGGCCTGCGGGCGGCCGCTGCCGGCGACCCGGCGAACGCCGCTGCCTTTGAACGCGGCGCTGCGGCGCTGGAGAACTTCGACGCGAATGCGGCGGTCGCGGGGGAGGTGATCGAGCGCTTCGGCGACAAGACGGCCGAGGCGCGAGGCGAGTTCGAGAAACTGGCGCGGCTCGTTTCACGTGGCGCATTCGATGCCGATGCGGGCGGCGCGCAGGCGGCGATGGACGCCCAGATCGATGCGCTGTTGCGCATGGCGGGCGCGAGCGGCACGGCGGCGGAAGCCCTGGCGCTGCTTTATTCGATGCGGCCGCCGTCAGGGGCCGACGCTCAAGCCTGGGCCGAGTCGCAGATCGCGGCGGCCATGCGCATCCGGCAGGCGGCGGCCGGAAGCGAGGTGACGCGCATCGACCCCAAGGGCGCGGGGGAACAGCGGGAAAACGATCTCTATCTGCGCAGCCGCGCCGCCTTCATGTCGGCGGCGCGCGACGGCATCAACGCGCTGAGCGAAGGTGACTTCGAGGGCTTCCTCACTTCGCTCAAGACTGGCCTTCAGGATATCGTCGCAGAGGCGATGTTCCGGCCCATCGAGAACTGGCTGAGTCAGGTCTTCGATCAGATGTGGAATAGTGGGTTCGGCGAGATCACCGGCGGGCTTGATGCGGCCGGCGCGGACTGGAGCAATGCGGCAGCCAAGTCGGCAACGGCCGTCGCCGAGCAGACCGCCAAGACGGCGGCGTTGACGGTCGAGCAGATCACCGCGACAGCATCGCTGGCGGGCCTGACAGCGGCGGCGAACGCGGCGGCTCTCGCGCTGGCCAGCGTCGGCGGCAGCGGCGGTGGTGGCATCGGCGACATTCTCGGCAGTCTGTTCAGCGGCGGCAGTGGATCGCCGGGCATTTCCAGTGGCGTTTCGGCTGGGATCAGTGGGCTTGGCTTCTCCGACGGCGGCTACACCGGTCCCGGCCCCACGAACGAACCGGCCGGCATTGTCCACAAGGGCGAGGTCGTCTGGAGCAAGGCCGACGTTCGCGAGGCTGGCGGCGTGCGCTCGGCTGAGGCGATGCGGGCCGATCCCGAGCGCGGCGCACAGGCGGCTATAGCCTCGCCGTACAGCGACGCGGCGGAACAGCCGCTGGCCGAAGCACGGCAACGTGAGATCGCGTCGTTCGAGCGGCGTCAGGACGCCTACTCCGACGGCGGCTACACCGGACCGGGCGCGAAACACGAACCGGCCGGGGTGGTTCATCGCGGCGAGTATGTTTTCGACAAGGCAGCGACCGCCCGTATCGGGGTCGACAACCTTGAACGGATGCGGCGCGGGGCGCTGCCCGGCTACGCGATGGGCGGGCCGGTCGGCATTCCGGCGATGCCCAGCATCCCGCGCATTCCAACCGCGCGCCCGGCCTCGATGACGACATCGGTATCCGCCGTGTTCGCGCCGGTCATCAATATCCAGGGGGGCGCGGGACCTAACGAGGTGCGGGCGATCCGGCGCGAACTTGAAGTCGCCGAGGCGCGCTTCGACGCCAAGCTGAGGGTGCGCGATCAGACCGAGCGGGCGCGCGTCACCGGAATCGTCAATGACGGCAATCAGCGGCGCACGATCCGCAAGGGCAGGGGGCAGTAGTGGCGATCACGTACCCGCGTGCCCTGCCCGCATACCGCTTCGGCTCATTCCGGTTCAGCCTTCGCCGCGGCAATGACCTGTCATCGCCGGACGGCTCGCTGAAGACAGACGCTATTCAATTCGGCTTTCCTTATTGGGAAATGGAGGCCGAAGCCGTCGCGATGAACGACAAGGAACAGGCGCTGTGGGAGGCGTGGCTCGACAGTCTGGCGGGCTCGGCAAACCAGTTTATCGGGCGCGACATTCGCATGCCGTGTCCGGCATCGATCAAGCCATCGACGGTCGGGGCGGCCGATCCGTTCACGACACTGGCGCGGCACGGCGGGGCGGCTGGATCGTTCGCGACTGGCGACGCATCGACCTGGAGTCTCGACGGCACGCGGACGGTACTGACGCTGACCGGCCTCCCTTCGACGTTCGTCATCACGGCGGGCGACCCTGTTGGCTTCCGCTGGACGAGCAGCACGAAATTCCACCTCGTCCGCGCGCTGGAAACGATCACGGCGGCGGCGGGCGTCGCGGCGGTGACGGTCAACCCGGCGGTCTGGGCAACGGTCCCGGCGCACGCGACGGGCGTGGCGACGCTGAAGCAGCCGGGTTGCCTGATGAAGATGACGAGCCGCGATCCGGCGCCTAGCGACACCGACGAGCAATGGCGCGAGCGCTTCACCGCCCGCCAGGTCCTGGTCGCCTAAATGGCCCGGACAATTGACGCTGCGGCCATCGCTGCGATGGCGGCGGGCACCGCTTTGCTGTCCGGTGCGCTGAGGGTGATGACGGCGATCCCGTCGTGCATCTGGGGCGGCTATCACGACCTGACGCTGGACGGTTACACCTACTCGCCGCTGTCAGAACCGGGCCTTGCGACGCCAGCGGCTTTCGAGATCGGCGCGTCGGAGATCGGCATAGAGGTTCGCCTGTCGGGCCTGCATTCGGCGCTGGTGCCGACGGTCCTTGAGCAGGACATGCGCGGCAAGGCGGTGGTTCAGCACCGGCTGATCTACGACCAGCACGGCACGACGCTGTTGGGCTCCGTGCCGTGGTTTCGCGGCGCGGTCGACAGCATCGGCATCGAGGACACGATAGGGGGCGCTTCGACTATCGCCTTCCGGCTTGAGGGCGTCGCGCGCGGGCTGGGCCGCAATAGCGGGCGTCTGACGGCCGACCAGGATCAGCGGACTATCTCCACAACCGACGGCTCACATCGCTACGTGTCGTCAGCGGGCGAGCTGGTTCTCTATTGGGGCGGCCGTGGTCCGAAACGAGCGGCGGCGGCGCTCGGCGGCGGCTCGGCGCGCAGCTGGTCCGGCGGGGGGCGCTACGGCGTGCAGAAGTCGTGAACCGGGCGGAGGAGGCGGTTGCCTTCATCGACGCACGGGCGCGCTCGCCGTTCCGCTGGGGCGTGAACGACTGCGCGGTCTATGTGGCCGACTATGGACTGAGCCTTGGGGCGGCCGATCTGCTGAAGGGCATGCGCGGCTACAAGTCGCTGCGCGGCGCGCTGGGCAGCCTCAAGCGCGCCGGCTACGGCACGCTGCTCGACCTGGCGCAGGCCCGGCTTGAGGCGCTGCAGCTGGGCTTCATGGCGGCGGGGGATGTGGGCTTCGTTCCGAACGGCACGGCCTTCGGCGGCGGGCTGGGAGTATTCGACGGCCGCGAGATGGTGGGGATCGCGCCTGAGGGCATCGTGCGGGCGCACAGGAGCGCCGTGACGCACGCATTCAGGTTCGGGGCGGGCTGATGGCGTTCCTCATTCCGCTCGCTATCGCCATCGTCGAAGGGGCGGCGATCACAACCGCGATTATCGTCTCGACGATCATCGGCGGGGCGCTGGAGGTCGCTTCGTGGCTCAAGGCGTCGCGGCGGAAGAACGCGGCCCAGGACCGTCAGGCCGATGTGCTGACGCTGACGCTGGGCGAAGGTCCGCGCTTCGTCGCGATGGGGCCGCTGCTGACGGCGGGGCATCTGCTCTACGCCTTCACCCACGGCACGAATAACGACTACGAAGTCCAGATCATCAAGGTCAGCGACACGCAGGTGACGACCTTCGCCGGGTTCTATGTCGGCGATCTGTTCTACGGCTATTCGGCGGACGGCGCGCAGGCGAGTTTCACGATCTCGGGCACGGCGCATCTAAACGTCTGGTTCCTGCCGGGCACGGCGTCGCAGACCATTCCCGCCAGCATCGTGACGGCCTCCGCTGGCAAGTGGACGGCCGCCGATATCGCCAGCGGGTGCGCCGTCATTATCGTCGAGTACAAGGCCAACGACAAAGTGTGGAGCGGCGGCCGGCCGAACTTCAAGTTCCAACTGGAGGGCATGAAACTCTACGATCCACGCATCGACTCGACGGTGCCGGGCGGATCGGGGCTGCATCGCTTCGCGGACCCGACGACATGGAGCTACAGCACCAACCTCGCGCTGATGTCGTACAACTTCCTGCGCGGCGTCTACAACGGCGACGAATTGATGGTGGGGCCGGGCCTGAGCGCGGACGAAGCGCCGGGCGAGGACTGGATCGCGGCGATCAACGCATGCGACACGGCTATTCCGCTGAAAGCGGGCGGAACGCAGCTCGCCTATCACGGCGGGGCGATGATCCGCTCGGACGAGCCGTTCATCGACGTGCTTGAGAACTTCGCGCAGTGCATGGGCGGCATGATCGTGCCGACCCGTGGCGGCGTGCTGATCCAGCCGGGTTTCGGGCAGAGCGTCGTCGCGAGCATCACGGACGCCGATATCGTCGAGGGCACGCCGATCATCTTCTCGGGGTTTCTCGACAAGAACAACCGCGTCAACACGGTGATCGGCCGATACGTCGAACCCTATCAGTTCTGGGAAGTGACGAGCGCCCCGATGCGCCGCGACTATGCCGACGTAACCACGGACGGGCGGCCCTACGAGGAGACCATCGAACTCCCGTTCGTTCAGACGCATCAACGGGCGCAGCGCATCGCCGAGATCGAGCGCCGCAAGGCGCGGCTGGAGCGCACGGCGTCGCTGACGCTGCCGGCGCGGTTCGCGAACGTCGAGGCGGGCGACTGGATCGACTGGACATCAAGCCGCTATCTCGGCGGCGACACGGTGAAATTCCTCGTCGAGGCTGAGGAGGATCAGGGCGACTTCCGCAAGCGGGTGCGGCTGCGCGAGATCGAGACGGCGGTTTACACCTGGACGGCGGCGAGCGATGAGCTGACGCCCGGCACCGGCGACTATCTGGCGACCACCGCGCCGGGCGCTCTGGCGGTAACGGGCTTCACGGTCGCGGCGGCGACGGTGACATCGGCCAACGGCACGGTCCCGGCGATCAAGGTCTCATGGACCGCGCCGGCCGATCCGACGACGATCCGGCTGTTGATCCAGGTGCGCAAGAGCGGCGGGACGGACGCATCCACGGTGGTCGTGGGCGATCCTTCAGGCGGCGTCGAGATCATCACGCAGGGCATTCCACCCGAGCAGGCAATGGAAGTCCGCGCGCGCTTCGATCCGCGACAGGACGCCTCACGCGACGGGACCTGGACGGCCTGGACGGCGGTGACGAGCGGCATTCCGCTTATGCCGTTGCCCGCGATGGACAACCAGGGCGCCAGCCTGCTGCGCGATCCGTACTTCCAGAAGTGGGCGCCGGCGGCGGCTCTGCCGACGAACTGGGTGCAGACCGGCACGGTGACGGTCGCCAAGACGACGACGGCCCCGGCTTACGGATCGTGGTGGTTCGACTGCAACTACACCACGGCGACGGGCAGCGACTGGCACCTGAACTCGACGGCGGCCGACTTCCGCGTGCCCGGCCTCGTCTCGCCGTTGCGCATGGCGATGGACTACGACATTGAACTTGTGAGCGGCGACTTCCGCCGTTCGGGGGTGCTGATCCGGGTGCTCTATGGGGCGGACTTCTACGACTATATTTTCTCGTTCTGGACGGCGCACGGGAACGGCGTGGTGGGCCAACGCTATCAGGGCACGTTGATCCGCCCTGTCAGCACGACCTCCGGCACACCCGCAGGCGCTCCAACGGCGATCCGCTGCTATGTCATGGGCAACTACATTGCCGCGACCGGCGGCGCATATGCGACCAAGCGCATCCGCTGGGGCATGGTACGTCCGCGCCTGCCGACGGTTGAGGAACTCAAGACCAGCCTCAACCTGAACGCGGCGGGCGAGCCCCTGAAGATCGCCATCGGCGCGGTGCAGACGCAGGCGACCGGCGACTCCATGCCGCTGGCCACGGGGGTGCAGGAGGGCGAGTGCGAAGACGACGTGGCGGTGACCTTCGCGACGGCCTATCCGGTCGCGCCACGGGTGATCTTCCTTGGCGGCGGCAAGCTTTCCGACACAGGCGTCACCTCGCCGTTCGTGCAGGAAGACCTGGCGCTGGCGGTCTCGACGACGGGTTTCACGCCGTCTCTAAAACTGAAAAACACGGTCGGCGCGACGACGCTGGTCACCATGACGTTCGGGGCCGGATCGACCACTCGCGTCGGCAACAAGGCTGCGGCGGCCGACGCTTGGAACGGTAAATACGTCTACGACGGCAGCGTCATCATCACTGGCGAGACCGGCGGCACCGGCGAGCCCTATTCTGGACAGGTCGACGTCGTTTGCTGGAGCGACGCGACGGGCGGCGGCTTCATCGAACGCGGGCGGCAGCGGCTGGTTTACAACCACGCATCGAACACGACCGCGACGAAAGCCTATTCCATCGAGATCAACCCCGGCGCGCTGGGAACTCACGGCGGCAACGAGTTTCAGGTGACGATCCAGACCGTCTCCGGCCTCGCCAGCACGGGCAGCTTCACCGGCGCGCACACCGTCAAATACTACACCGCCACCGCGCCGACTTGGGTTGCGCGGACGACGGCGGATCAGAAGGTCAAGTGGCGCGCGCAATTGGGGTTAATGGCATGACGTGGCAGGCCCCGAGCATGGCCGATCATCTGGGCGGCCTTTCTCGCGCGGATGAAGCCAAGCGCCTGAAGGTGCGGCATTCCAGCCCGACGCGGCAGATGGCGAACGAAGAGCCGCCCGACCTGGCGCAGTGCGAGGCGTGCGAGGCGTGGCGTCCGACCTGCGCGGTGTGCCTGGGACTCGACGCTATTGGCCAGCGCAAGATGCTCTGCGACGGGTGCCGCTCCGGCTTGATGCGCGGCGGGCAGGACCCGTCCGTCGTGCTTTCGGCAATCGGAGCGCCGCCAGAGAAGGTGGCGAACGCACGAGCGCTGTTCGCGCGGACCCGCCAGGGCAAGGCGCTGGAGCGCGGCAAGGGCCGGAAGGCCGACGAGGGTCCAGACGCGATCATCGGCTGAGACAAACTAAATACAAGACAACCTCAACCCGCCACGACGGCGGGCTTTTTCGTTGGAGAAAACGACATGGCACTGCGCGAATACGTCTCCGACCGGCTGGGGGAATCGAACCTCGGCGGCATCTGGCTCGACTTCGTGAACCCATCGCGGTCGCACAAGCTTCTGACAGGCGGAACGGACGATGTGCCGTTCAATTTGGAAACGGAACTGACGATCACGACTGCGGCCAAATTCATTCAGGGCGCAAACGGCCGCTTCGCTCTAACCACGGCGAACGCCCTGCCGTGGGTCTATGACAATCAGGGTCAGCTGCAAGGCATCCGCCCCGAGGGCAGCGCGACGAACCTGCTCACGCAATCGCGCGACCTCTCGACGATGACGTTCGCAAACCTGTCGCGCGGCGCGTTGCAGCATGTCGGCCCGGATGGCGTCACCAGCATGAATCGAATGCTGGAGACCGCCAGCACCGCCGAACATAAGGCGACGTTCGATGTCGACGTGACAGGCGGAAACGAGGTGACGTCCTCGTTCTTCGTGCGTCGCAGCGAGCGCCGGCATTGCGCGATCAAGCTCATCGACTCGACAGCCAAGACGACCACCGTCGAACTGGATATGGAGACCGGCGCGACGACGGCGACCGGCGACTTCTCCGGCTACATCGCAACCCAGATCGGCGATCAAATCTATCGCCTGTCCGTCGCGATGGCGACAGCGGGCGGCGCGACGACGTGCACGACTGAATTGCAGTCTCGCGATGAGGCAGGCGTCGCATCCTACCTGGGCTCGACGACGGCCTCGTTTTTCGCAGGATACGGCCAGATCGAAATTGGCACGGGCGGGGTGTCGTCGTGGATCGAAACGGCTGGATCGACCGTGGCGCGGGCCTCGGACTCGATCAAGGTGTCGACGGCCATCATGTCTACGCTGGGGTTTCTCGGGTCGGGGGGGACACTGTTTGCAGAATTTCGCCCCGCGATGCGCAGCTCGAACATCGCGGCTATCGAAAACACGACGCCGCTGGGCGTGCACCACATCAGCGCGAACCACGTTGTCACGGCGTCGTCGCTGTCGGGCAATTCGCTCAGGTCCGACCTCGTGACAAACGATCCGGTCTCTCAGGTTATCTCCGCCAACCACCAGGCCGAGATCACGAAGATGGCGTACCGCTACAGCCACGGCCGCCGCCGGCTGCTGACGAACCGCAGCGAAACGCCGGTCGACCTCACGACGAGGCCCACCTACCCGAGCGCCGATCTGCCCGGCTTCCTCAATGTCGGCAACGTTCAGGGCGGCAACGGCGCGCGCTGCCCTGTCCGCCGGATCGCCTGGTTCAACCGTGGCCTATCCGACAACGACCTGTTCCGCCTCGTTCAATCTTCCTGACCCCTCCACCCTGAAAGGACTATTCGCCATGAAAGCCACCTATTTGCTGTCCGCCGAGTCCAAGCCCGCCCTCTTCGCCGCGCTATCGACGCTGGAAATCCCCAACCCCGACGGCGATCCCGTCCGCCTCATTGACAATATGGATGGCGAACCGGACGGCGTTCTGATGACGGAATCCAACCAGCACTGGGCGATGTTTGCGATGGCGCCGACCGGCGCGGCGCTCCAGCATCGCGGCAACGTCGTCGTGACGCCGAGCGTGCCTGTCGTGCGGCTGGTGACGGTCGAACCGCTGAGCCGCGAGGCGCTTCTTGCAGTGATCGAGGCGGGCGCGACGCTCGTCGCGGACCGTGATGGCTGGCCGCGTTTCCAGGGCGAGGGCGAGGTGATCGCCGAAGTCCCGCCCGAGCCGGAGGCAGATCTTCCGATCATCGCAAACGAGGATGGCCTCGGCGAACCCCTCGCGACATTCGAGCCGACGCCCATCTCCGATCTGGAGCCGCTGGCGAGCGGCGTTCCAACGGACGACGCGCCGCCGCTTGCAGATGCAGGCCCGGTGACGAGCGACGGGGAGGTCGAGTAATGGCTGCGATCCCCGCCGCCTATGCCTGGCTGAACAACGAGCCCGGCCCGCGCATGCTCAAGGAGGCGCTCGCGCTTTACGGCACGCTCGAAACGCCCGGCACGAAGAACAACCCGATCATTATGCGCTGGGTAGACGAGACCGGGGTGAGCGGCTACACGCACGATAGCGTGCCCTGGTGCGGTCTTCTGATCGCCGTCGCCGCAAAGCGCGCCGCATGGCCGATTCCAGAGGCCCCGCTGTGGGCGCTGAACTGGGGCAAGTGGGGCAAAAAGTCGCCGCAGCCGATGCTCGGCGACGTACTGACATTTACGCGCCCCGGCGGCGGGCACGTCGCGCTGTACGTGGGCGAGGACGCGAGCACCTACCACGTCCTCGGCGGCAACCAGGCCGACAGCGTGAATATCATCCGTGTCCTGAAGACTCGCCTCAAAGCAGCGCGCCGTCCCGCTTGGCGCATCGCACAGCCTGCGAACGTCCGTGTCGTCAGGCTGGCGGCGAACGGCGCAATCTCAACGAACGAGGGCTAGACCATGGACGCCGGCACCATCATTGCGATCATCGCCGGGCTGGCAACCCTGATTGCGACGATTGGCGGGCAGGCGGTCCTCATCATCAACGCGCTGAACAGGACGCGCGCGGAAGTGGCCGAGGTCAAAGGCGAGGTCAACGCCGTCGCGGCGGCACAGGTCATCCAGGCCAGGTCCATCGACGGCCTCAAGTCGGAACTGGTCACGTCCGAAAAGAAAATATCCCGCGCCGAGGGCGTCGAGGTTACGCGCCAGAAGCACGCCGAGATCGAGGCGGCGGTCATCGCGGCGTTGCAGAACGAGCGCGAGTCGGTGCGGCGGGCGGCTGAGGCCGCAGTCGGTGCCGAAACCTTGAAGGTTGAGATTGACCAGCCGAGTGACAAACCCGTCCCGGTGAAGACGCTGATCGGCCCGGCGACCGCTGAGGACGCCTGAATGGTAATGACGCCTTATCAGCCCGGTCATCAACCGCTGGACGCTGCACCGCCGGAAGGGGGATCGGCTCTCAATTTCGGCGCATGGGCCCCGCATGTGCTGGGGCACCTCCAGCGGATCGAAAGCTCGCTCTCCTATCAATCGCGGACGATGGCGGTTCTGGAGACCAAGTTGGATAATTTTACGGAGAAGGTCGCGGACCTTGACCGAAGGGTGGTCGCGCTTGAGGCGTCGCGTGTGGCCCTGGCCGTCACCGACGCCTCCCGATCCGGGATCGTGACGGGCATCCGATGGCTTTGGGGCGTCGTCCTCGCGCTCGTCGCGCTCGTCGGCAGCTATCTCATCAACAACTGGCCGCTGGACACAAAATAGGAGCCTTCCAATGGATGACGTTCTCGCCTTCGCCAAGGCCCAGTTTCTCGAAGTCGTACTCGCCGCCGTCGCGCTCATCATCCTGCCCTATGTGCGGACGTGGCTCATTGCCAGGGCCGGGGCCGAGACGGCGACCAAGGTAGATGCGATCCTTAACCGCGTCGTGCAGGCCGCGCTCAACAAGGTGATCGGCACCGCGCCGGGCGTGCCGGTCCCGCCGGGCCGGGTGGGCGAGGTCGTCGCCGAGGCCGGGCGCATTCTGGAAGCCGGGGCGCCTGACACGGCGAAGGCGGTGGGCGCGACGCTGGCTGACAAGGTGCTTGCCCGTTTGGAGGTCGCGGACGTACTCGCCGGAAACGCCGAGCTGCCCCGCGCGGTGACAGTGGAGCCGACGCCCTCGCCGTGACGCGCCTCGCCGGATCAACAAAATGGTGGGCGGGGAGGGTATCGAACCCCCGACATCGGCGATGTGAACGCCGCGCTCTACCCCTGAGCTACCCGCGGGTAGGCGGTGGCGGCGTTGTCCGGCACGGCTACTGCTTCCGCGTCGGCTTCGCGGCCTTCGCCGCAGCCTGCTGGATGCGGAGGCGCTGGGTTTTCGCCAGTTCGACAATCGCGGCGACAACCTCGTCGGTCGCACCGTCTCCCTTCGCGTTCTCCATCGCCGTCGCCAGCAGATCGTCGAGCGCGCCGTCGTCGCCGCAGGACTCGAACCGGCGCGCCACTTCTTCGACGTAGGCCATCTGCGAGGGCGGGATCGCGGGCACGTCCTGGGAATCGGCGGCGTCTTCGGTGACGTCGGCGGCCGCGCCCGTCTCGACCTCGGTTGCTGCATCTTCCCCGGCGAAGGCGTCGAGCGAATGGATGATCTGCTTCGTCTCGGCGCGCGGCGTGTCCTCGATCTCGTCCGCCGTCTGCATCCCCATCAACACCTCGGGGCAGTAGAGGCGAATGAGCATCGTCGCCGAGCGCCAGCGCAGCATGTGCTCGGGCATCGTTTGGTACTTCTTGTTGTTCGTCCAGCCTTCCGCGTGCGCCATCTGCATGGAAACGGTCGCGGTGATGAGGTCGCCGGTGTCGGCGGTCGTCGCTTTCGCCATCACTTCCATGTCGCGCCCGGAGCCGCGCGTCTCCCATGTGATCCGGCCTTTCAGAACCCCACTGGAATTGGCGCAAGCGATCATGAAGTTCGCCGCCCATCCGGCCTTGCCGCTGACGATGTAGATGTTCTGCAAGACTAGCAGCGGGTTCACGCGAAGCTGTCGCGCCATGAGAATGCCGATAAGGCAGTCGGCGGGCTTGTCGCGAAGATGCGCGGGAACGAGTTGCGACTTGGAGAATGCGGTCGCCCAGCGCTGCGCGAGTTCGAACAGCGCGGTGTCGCTCATCATGTCGCCGCCCGATGCGGTGAGCGTGGCGGTGTCGTTGACGTTGACGGGGCGTAGCGCGATGGCGGTCATGCTGCTTCTTCCTTCTGTGCGGCCTTCCGGCTTTTTGGTTTGCTTGTGTCGGTGACGCGGAGGACTCTGAACGTCGAGGCGGCCATGAGCCGTTCGGGCCTCGTCTGCGCCTTGTAGGTGACGCGCCAGCCCGGCAGTGTCGCCTCGCTAGCCTCGCCGATCTTCGCCTTGATCTCGGCGTCAATCGCGTCGGCTTCTTTCTCGGCGGTGGTGAGGCTGGCCTTGATGTCGGCGCGCCTCGCGAGCAATTCGTGCAGGCGGTTGTCGGCGCTGAGGTCCAGAACTTCGCCGCTGTCGCGAGGAAACATCGCTGCGATGGCGTCCCCGTCGCGCGTGTAGTCGGCGGCGGGCACCTCGCCGGCGGCGACGGCGCGCCAGAAATCGGCAGCGGCGGCGATGACCCTGGCCTCGGCGCTCGGATGGCGCGGCACCTCAAAGACGCGGAAATCCTTCGCCCGGTTGTCAACCAGGACGGCCAGCCACGCGCGGGGCGCGTCCAGCAACATCGCCTGCACAAGCGCCTGAAGCTGGTACGCCAAGGGCGCGGCCTCCCGCCATTCTTCCCACTTTTCAGGCGCGACGGTCTTGCATTCGACCGGCTCGCCGTTCGGGCGGGTGTAGTCGGGCGTCGCGCCAAGGCGGTGCGCCGGATCGCGCACGTAGTCGGCGCACTTCGTCAGCCGCTCGCCGCGTTCTTCGAACCACGCCTCGGCGACGGCCGGCTCCAGGATGCGGCCCCGGCGCATGGCCGGGTTGTCTCCGATGCCGTCGCTGGCGCCGGTCTTCTCGGCGTAGACCTGAAAGCGCGTCCGATAGGGATGCTGGCCGAACAGGGCAGCGATGTCGGATGCGGTGATGTCGCGCTTTCGGAGCGCGAGCCAGGCCGCGCGGTCGGTGGCGGGGATGCGCTCGGTCATCCCGCGCCCACCAATTCATCGCGCCGGGTGGCGATCTCGTCCGCCTTGCGCCAGTGGTGCGCGGCAGCGGCGTAGTCGCCCTTCGCGTGGCATTCGTCGGCCACGTCCATTCGGACGCGCCACGCGCCCTCGCACTCGGCGGGGCTGGTCGGGGGGGTCGGGGCGTTGATCATTTGATCCGCCAGGGGGAGGTTTCGCTCAACCTTGATCTCGCTCACAGCTTCTCCTCCAGTTTCAGCGCGCTCGCCAGCGCCCGGTTCGAGGCGTCGAGATAGGCGTCCATGAGCCGGGCCTGTGCCGCGTCGATCTCGACGGTGCATTCGTCGAATGCGAGGGCCACAGCATCGGCGGGCGTCAGCGGGCGGGGTGTTTCGGCGTTCATTCCACGCCCTCCCGCTCGCGCTCGTACCGCGCCTCGTCCGCCGTATCGCGATCCGCCGCCGGGCCAATGTCGCCGCGCGCGATGGCGGCGCCCACCTCGTCGAGCACCTTGGCCTCGGCGGTCGCCTTGATCGCCTCGTAGAGCGGATGCGCTGGCGTCAGAACGAGCTGGGCGGTCATCACTTTCCCCTGACCTGTCAGGCGCACGCCGCTCACCCAGAGGCCGCTCAGCGTCCAGTCCTCGCCGTCGGGGCCGTCCGTGGTCACGTCGAACTCGCCCTCGCACTCGTAGTCGGCCAGGGTGAAGGTCCGGCCGCCCGCGTCCAGCGTGTCGTGGTGGGTGAAGGCAAAGATGAGCGCGGTCATGTGGCCTCCAGCAGACGGGTGAGTTTTTCGGCCATCATCTGCCACGCCGCGCTCCTCGCCGCGCTCCTCGCCGCGCCCCACGCCGCGCTCCACGCCGCGCTCTCCGCCGCGCTCTCCGCCGCGCTCCTCGCCGCGCTCCCCGCCGCGATCCACGACGCGCTCCACGACGCGCTCCACGCCACGCTCCACGACGCGCTCCACGACGCGCTCCACGCCGCGCTATCCGCCGCGCTATCCGCCGCGCTATCCGCCGCGCGCCACGCGCTATCCGCCGCGATCCTATCAATGGGAATTCCCTTGGCGGGCGCGGCAACCACGTCGGCGCATTGACGGATCGCGTCACGAACAAGTGGGTGATTGATGCCGGGATTCACCACAGCGTCAGTCAGCAACCAGTGGAGGAACTGCCACCAGACGCGACTGAGATCGGCCCCCGGACGGATCGCCGACATGAACCGTACCGGCCACTCCATGGCGTCCCCGTTCGGCAGGCCCTCAAAGATCGCATCCTCCAGTCTTGCCAACATCTCGGGAATGCCAAACCGGACCTCGTATTCGGCATGGTCTTGGCCATGAAGGGTGCAGCCGACGGCGCAGCCTTTGCCACCTTCCCAGTACTGGCCCTTGACCAGCTGGTCGGCAGCGCGATGAGCCTCAAGCTGGGCGATAATTTTGGTCTGATGACCGGGTCGTTGTGGTAGGCGATCAGCGCGGTCATGCGGCCTCCAGCAGACGGGTGAGCTTTTCGGCCATCAGCTGCCACGCCGCGCTCCTCGCCGCGCTCCTCGTCGCGCTCCACCCCGCGCTCCACGTGCTCTCCGCCGCGAAGCCCGCCGCGCTCACCGCGAAGGTCGCCGCGCCCACCGCCGCGCTCCACCCCGCGCTCCGCGCGCTCCTCGCGCTATCCGCCGCGCTCATCGCGCTTTCCGCCGCGCTCATCGCCGCGCGCCACGAGCTCCACGCCGCGCTATCCGCCGCGCTATCCGCCGCGCCCACCGCCGCGCCCACCGCCGCGCGCCACGAGCTCCACGCCGCGATCCTATCAATGGGAATTCCCTTGGCGGGCGCGGCAACCACGTCGGCGCATTGACGGATCGCGTCACGAACAAGCGGGTGATTGATGCCGGGATTCACCGCATCGTCAGTCAGAAGATAGTGGAGGAACTGCCACCCGACGCGACTGAGATCGGCCCCCGGACGGATCGATGACATGAACCGCACCGGCCACTCCATGGCGTCCCCGTTCGGCAGGCCCTCAAAGATCGCATCCTCCAGTCTTGCCAACATCTCGGGAACGCCAAACCGGACCTCATATTCCGCATGGTCTTGGCCATTAAGGGTGCAGCCGACGGCGCACCCTTTGCCACCTTCCCAGTACTGGCCCTTGACCAGCTGGTCGGCGGCCCGATGAGCCTCAAGCTGGGCGATAATTTTGGTCTTGATGGCCGGGTCGTTGTGGTAGGCGATCAGCGCGGTCATGGCGACACACGGGCGAGGGCGGCGCGACTGGCGTTCAGGATCGCCTCATTGGGCGTAACGTCCCAGCCGTCGGCCTCAGCGGCTTCGACCAGATCGCGCAGCGCCCGGTACAGATGGCGCGAGACGGCGTCCAGCGCGGGCAAAACATCGGCCCGCTGTTCATCGGAGGGGCGGCCGCCCGCCGCTTCAATGTCCGCCTTCGTCGTCCGGTTCATCGCGCCCTCGCTGCGTTGTGCGTCTGGATGGGAATGTAAGCACGACTTACGCGAAGCCGCAAGCGGAAAGTTAGGGTAGCTTACATTATTTTCGGCGAACGTCGAATCAGGCTTGCGCCCCCGTGTAAGTCGTGCTTACACTCAAGCCATGACCGATTTGCAGACCCGTTTGACCGATTGTCCGCGTGGCATCCGCAGCGAGATTGCGCGGGCGATTGGCAAGACCTCCAGCGCCGTTTGGCAGTGGGACAAGGTACCCGCTGAGTACGTGCACGCCGTCGAGCAGATCACCGGCATTCCGCGATCCGAACTGCGCCCGGACCTGTATCCGATTGAGCGCGAGGCCGCCTGATGGCCCGCGTGACCGCGCTCGCCAAATACGACGCGCCGCGGGACTTTCACCCTGTAGCAAAAATCTTCCCCTTGCTCGGCGCTGGCGATCTGCGCGCGCTGGCGGATGACATTGCGGCCAACGGACTGCGGGAGCCTATCGTGCTCCACGCTGACGGCCGCATCATCGACGGCCGCAACCGCTATCGCGCCTGCGCCCTGTCCGGCGCCGACCCCACGTTTCGCGAATGGCAGGGCGATGACGCCGAGCTGGTCTCGTATGTCGTCAGCCTCAACCTCCACCGCCGGCACCTGGACGAAAGCCAGCGCGCGATGGTCGCGGCCCGCATCGCAAACCTTGAATGGGGGGAGCGGGCAGGCTCCAGAGCGGCAAATTTGCCGCTCTTGGCATCGACGGAAGCCCCATCCGTCACCCAGGCTTCCGCCGCCGGGATGCTGAACGTCAGCGAACGCAGCGTCCGTGCCGCTCGCGTCGTCAAGACCGAAGGCGCGCCGTCGCTCATCGAGGCTGTCGAGCAGGGCAAGGTGTCCGTCTCCGCCGCCGCCGACGTGGCCAAGCTG